ACCCCGGAGACGCTTGAACTGCTCGAGGGCCGCGCCGGCGGACCCGGTTTCCTTCCGGAGCCGGGTCAGGAGCTCGCCGTCGCTCTCAATGGCCGGCGTGGGGGTGTGGGCGCTCTCGCCCATGGCGATCCCCCACGGCACGGAGCTACGGTGCGGAGGGCCGGCGGGCTGGCCCTCCGCTCCGGGCTTGACCGCCTGGATGGTCAGGGCGTTGATGGCCTCGGGGCTGGCCTCGGCCAGAGTGAAGAAAAGGTCGCGCGAAGCCTCTGTCATCTCAATCACGGCACCCACGGGGTACCGCAGGTCGAAGGACGCCCGGCGCTCCGCGCGCTTGGCGACGGCCAGGTTCCGCTCGGCCTCCTGGAGCTGGAGGTTGAGCTTGGCGTTGGCCTCAGCCATCTTGATCTCTCCGGCCGTGGGTGGGGCTGCGGTCGCCTCGGCCGGCGGCGAGTTAGCCGGGGGGGTCTCGGCCGGCTCCTCGGGGTCGGTCTTGGCTTCGACCAGATCCTGGAGCATGGTCTGGAGGCCTGCGAAGCCCTCAGTGAGATCCGTGATCGCGGCCTCCAGTGAGACGATACGCTCCTCCGTCGAGGGGAGCGCAGGGGCCGACGCGGGGTCCGGCACGACGATAGAATCAGGCATAACTGCCTCCGACATGAGGATGTGGGTGGCCGCGCCTTTGCGGTGGGGACGGGCCGTGATAGAGACCTCGGAGAGCACGAGGACGTAGGACTCCCCCCGCTCATCCGTGTAAGAGCTAAAGCTCGGACTGACATACTTGATCTTGCGCGACGCGATGTCCGCTGGAACCGTCTCGTCGTTCCAGGCGACGGCCACGACGAGTTCCAGTTCCCCATCCACCTCGGCCACGGTCATGTCTAGCACGTCGCCGAGAGCGCGCTGGTCCGTCAACGCGGCATCGTGCCCCGTGATCACGGGCACGACGTAGCCAGCCGACGTCAACCGGCGGTACTCCGCGACCCGCTTATCCATCCAGGCCTTGTCCGCCTGGACGGGCGTGCCGTCGGGCGCTACGAAGCGTGGGCCTCGGACGAGCCGAAGCCAGTTGGACGGGCGGGAGTCTTGGATGGGGTAGATACTGAGCATGGTGCCTCAAGCAAACAGCGTGCCATACGCCACGGGCTCAAGTTACTCACACTCTGTGCCAACTGCAAGCCCCTCGGTGCTTATTTTTCCAACGAGGCCTCGGCCGGCGTCAACAACCGCCGGACACTGGCAACGTCGATGCGCCAGCGTCCCCCGATCTTGCGGCCGTCGACCAGCCCCCGGGCGCGCCAGTTGTTGATGGTGCTCGCCCGGACCCCGAAGATACGGGCCACGCTGCCCGTGTCCTGGAACTGCCCGCTCCGGAGGTCGTCGTCGTCCCCCACCGCGTCGGCTCCAGCCCCCGCCTCGCCCTCGCTGTTGGGCTCGGGGAGGTCTAACAGCTCCCGGATCACCGGGCGCGCCTTGGCTATGTCGGCCTCGGTCAGGAGACCGCCCTGGTACGCCGCGACCAGGGTGTTGATGTAGGTGTCGTTGTCCCGCTCCTCGACGACGCCCCACTGGACCGTGGGGCAGAAGACGCGGCCGGCCGCGACGTCCCCGGGGTAGTTGATCTCGATCGCCTTGCGCAAGATCTGCTCGACCGGGAAGGCCGCGAACTCCTGGGCGATGTAATCCAGCCCGTCGCGCTGCTCGGCCCCGCCCTCGACCTTGGCAGCATACGACCCCACACCGTCCGTCGCGATGGTGGTGTCGATCGAGTCCATCCCCATCAGGATGCCCTTCTCGAGGGCGGTCAGAGACGGCTCCATGTTGGGCATGGTCGCCTGCGGCGAGATGGCCTGGATGGCCGTGCCGTAGGGTGCCACACCCCCCGAGGACTGGCCGGACTTGCGGAGCCGGATATGTTGCATCAGCCGCTCGGCGACGGGGTCTGCGGCGTTCATGCCCTCCGGAAGTGTGAACCACAGCTCGCCGATCCCGTTGATCTCGTTGGCCAGGCCGAGAGTGATGTAGGCCTGCTGGATCATCTTGATCAGGTTGGCGACGGGCCGCAGCCACGACACGCCCTCCAGGTTGCTACCGGTGTACTCGTTGGCCACGTGGATGAGCTTGCGCCACGGGATCACGGCGCAGCTCGGGCCACCCCCGCCGGAGTAGTCGCGGGCGCGGGCGCTGTCAAGCACTACGCCGACGGGTCGCTCGCCCTGCGTGAGCCAGTGCCTGACGGTCCAGGGTGCGCGCAGCTCGGGGTGCCGTGGGATCCAGTACCGGTACTCCGGCCCCTCGAAGTCGTAGACCCTCTCGTCACAGACGAGCTCGCCGAGGTAACTCCCCCCCACCGCTGCGGTGGTAAAGATCTCCCGGAGCATCTTGGTGAAGGCCATGCGGTCGGAGGTGAGGCTGTGGAAGACCCGCTGGCAGAGCCCCCAGTGGCGCTCAGCGGCCGCGTAGTCCTCGTCACTGGCCCAATCCGGGGGCTCCGCCGGCTCGATGCGATAGGGCAACGACAGGATCGCCCGGAGGGGCCGCCGCAGTGCCGTCTGCACCTGGGGGAGGTACTGGAGGTCCCAGAAGACTCCAGGCGCCCCCTGGCCACGAGCCGCGATCGGATAGTACTTGGGGTTGCGCTCCAGGAACAGCTGACCTCCGGACCACGGCATGCCGGTGGTGCCGATGGGCTTGAGCCAGTTGACCGTGTACTCGCCCGTGTTGATGTCGGCCACGGTCAATTTGACGTCGACGTCCGGCGTTAGCACAGTTTCCATGGTTTAGTGCCTTGGTATGGGTTGTGCTGCGCTTGCAGCGTCCATGCCAAAGTAGTGCACTAGCTACCAGCCGTCAAGGTCCATAACCGGGTGAACCCTCACGGCCAGGTGCGAGTCCAGCGCGACGAAGCTACCACCCTCCAGGGCCGTAGCTCCACACTCAGCCAACGCCCAGGCCACGGCCAGGTCGTCAACCTTGGTGCGCTTGCCCTTGCCTTCGCCAGCGAGGGTGGTGCGCTCGACGCTCCGGATCTGGTTGACCAGGAGCTCCCCGCGCAGGGGCTGTCGCCCGAGCTGCTTGCTGGACACCAGGGACCGGTAGGCCGTGGCCCACATCTGCGCCTTGGTCGTGGGCGTCTGAAGCCACCCCGGGCCCTCGCCGGGGCCGCTCAGGCGCGGGACCTCGGGGCCATGCACGGCCAGACGCTTGATCACAGTGCGGCCCATCGCGTTCTGCTCCACCATGACTGGGGCGTTGTTATACCTCCGCGACAACGCTGCCAGCGCCATTGGGAAAGCGTCCACGGGCTCCAGCTCCGCAGCCAGGTAGGCCACGACGTTGCGTGTGTCCACGTCGATCACGGCGGCCGCGCTGTCGTCGCCGCCCCGAATGCCCTCGGCCGGGTCCGCCCCGATGACGTAGCGGCCGCCGAAGTGCGCGGCCTCAAAGACCGTGGTCAGCTCGTCACGCAGGCCTGGCCCCTCGCGTGTGAGGGCCGCGACAAGGAGGCCGGGGAACCGCCGGCTGTTCGCCAGGTCGACGAAGGTGCCTGCCAGTTCCTGCGCCGCGAACTCGGGGTCGTCGGCGTAGTAGTCCTGGAGGCTTGTGACGTAGTCGGGCAGGAGGTGCGTGTTATCGGCCGTCGCGCTGAAGTGCAGGCCGAAGTTGGACCTCGGGGCCGTCACGCGCTTGTAGAACCAGTTCATGCCAGCGGGGGTCGTCGTGGCCCACAGGCGCCCCGGCGCCAGGCGCAGACGGCCCAGGGCGACCTTGTGGGCCTCGTCGCTGGCGTAGGCCCACTCGTCCCCCCAGATCCACCCCAGGTTCGGGCCGCGCAACCGGATGGGGTTGTCGGCGCTGCGCCACAGGACCGTCGTGCCGTTACGCAGGATCGTGTACTGCTCTTGCTTGTTGTGCTGCTTGACTGCGTCGCTGGCGACGTCGAAAAACGTGCGCTGGCTGGCGTCCTTGAGCATGGGGTACGTCGGCGCAATAACCATACCACGCGACTGAGGGGGCATGCGCAAGATCTCGATGGCGCCGGCGTAGGTCTTGCCCGCCCCGATGCCCCCGACGTAAGCGCGGTTCTTCGCCGCGTCGGTCCAGAAGGCTGTCTGGGCCGGCAAGGACCGTGCCACTTTGAACC